GAACTTTAGATTCTCGTTTTTATGTCCCTTACACGGCTAAACAATACTTAAAATCTGCTGGTACAGTAACAATTGTTAGAGTTCTTGGAATAGGTGGTTATAGTGCAGATGTTCTTGCATTAAAAACCACTGGTTCTTTGGCAAGTGTTGGTGGTGCTGACGCCGCAGGAGCTTATCCAGAACTATTTGGAAAAACTCTCGCTATCCTAGCACCTACAAGACTTGGTGGTATTACAGGTGGTAATGTTAGTGATGGTCAAGTTGACCAAACCGTAGCACCTTTAACAAGTTCTTTAATAGAAATTTCTGGTTCAACAACAATGAGCAAGACAATTTCTTTTGACACAGGTAGTGAATCTTATATTGATAAGTTAATACCTAGTGACCCACAAAACAATACTTTACCAGTATATTTGTATAAAAACTTTAAATCATTTCACGGAGATATCACAGGAAAAATTACAGGTAGTTTTGTAACTGCATCCTACGATTCAGCAGGACTTGACCATCAAGGTGGAGCAACTGGATTTAATGCAGACGGAACAGCGGCTACTTGGACAGCAAATTCTGATTATGCTTACGCAAGAACACCATACATACAATCACAAAATGTTGGTGGTTCAAGATATAGTTTATTTAGAGTTTACACTCGTTCTCACGGAAGTGATGTTAATCAACATTTCAAAGTTAATATTTTAAATGTTAAAGATGCTGGTAGTGTAGCTGGTTCTGATTACGGAACTTTCTCACTACAAGTTCGTTCAGTAAATTACAACAATGACTCATCAAGACCAAGTGATGATTCAGTAATGGAACAATTTGACAACTTAACATTTGACCCAACTTCAACAAATTATTTCGCAAGAGTAATCGGTGATAGATTTGTAGAAATAGATTCAAATGGTAAATTAACTTTTTATGGTGATTATCCAAACAAAAGTAAACACATTAGAGTGGGAGATTTTTCAGATTTAGAAACTTTCCCAACTACTGTGGTGCCTTTTGGATTTAACAAATTATATGTTCCATATTATTCAGCAACAACAGCAGCAACAACAATAGTAACTGCGTCGTTCAAATCAAACCAAAGTTCATCAGTTGCAGACTTTGACCAAAATACTTTCTATGGATTTGATTTCAGTAATCTAAACAATAGAGAATATTTATCACCAATATCACAAGGTAGTGGTGGAGCAAATCAAGGTAGTAATGTAACTATGTCATTGGAAAATATGTTTGGTTCTGACGGAGCAACAGCCGTTTCAACAAACTATGCAGGACAAACAGAACTATTAACACTTTCTGGTTCAGCAATTGAACAAAGAAAGTTTGCAGTTCCTTTCCAATGGGGATTTGATGGACAGAGTCCAGCAACTCACTATGCTGTTGGAACAGATATATCAGGAACAAACACACAAGGATTTGACTTAAACACTTCAGCAGGTAGTGGTTCGGTTGTTTACAAACGAGCTATTAACGCAGTTTCAAATCCAGATGAGTTTGATATCAATATGATGGCTTTACCTGGTGTAATTCACTCAATTCACTCTACGGTAACAAATCACGCAATAAACAAAACAGAAGATAGAGCAGATACTTTCTTAATTCTTGACGCTGCACAATATAGTGATTCAGTAGATACGGTGATTGACAATGTGAAAACATTAGATTCAAACTATGTTGCAACTTATTACCCGTGGGTTAAAGTTCTTGACGAAAACACAAACAGACCAACTTGGGTGCCACCATCAGTAGTTTTACCTGGTGTTATTGCATTCAATGACGAGGTAGCCTTTGAATGGTTCGCTCCAGCAGGTCTAAATCGTGGTGGTCTAACAGATGTGTTAGAAGCAAAAACAAGACTAACTCATAGTGAAAGAGATAAGTTGTATGAAAATAGAGTTAATCCAATCGCTACTTTCCCTGGACAGGGTGTAGTGGTGTTTGGTCAAAAAACTCTACAAGGAAAACCAAGTGCATTAGACAGAGTAAATGTAAGAAGATTGTTAATCGCGTTGAAGAAATTTATCGCATCAACTTCTCGTTTCTTAGTATTTGAACAGAACACAACAGCAACAAGAAATCGTTTCTTAAATGTTGTTAATCCTTTCTTAGAAGATGTTCAGTCAAATAGTGGTTTAAGTGCATTTAGAGTGGTTATGGATGATACAAATAACACTCCTGACGAAATCGACAGAAATCGTCTAATAGGACAGATATTTATTCAACCAACAAGAACAGCCGAGTTTATCGTATTAGACTTTGTAGTTCAACCAACAGGTGCAACTTTCCCTGAATAATAGTTAATAACTGAAAAAGACCCCACTTTTTAGTGGGGTTTTTTTTAATCTAAAAACTTTCAAAAAACTTTCAAAACATAATCAAATATATTTAATCATTTTTTTCATTTCGTTATATTTATTATTGAATATAAAACACGGAGAAATTTATAATGGCTGAACTATTAGACCCATCAGAAATTATGTTTACACCTTTTGAACCTAAAACACAGAATAGGTTCATTATGTATATCGAAGGTATACCAGCCTTCACAATCAAAGCAATGAATAGACCTTCTATTCAGTTTGATGAAGTTATCTTGGAACACATTAATGTTAAAAGATATGTGAAAGGTAAAGGTGCTTGGCAACCATTAGAAATTACTCTTTATGACCCAGTAGTTCCATCAGCCGCTCAAGGAGTAATGGAGTGGATTAGAGAACACCACGAATCAGTAACAGGTCGTCAAGGTTATTCTGATTTCTACAAAAAAGATATCACATTTAATCTATTAGGACCAGTCGGAGATATTGTTGAGGAGTGGACTTTAAAAGGTGCTTACATTGAAGCAGCAAACTTTGGAGCATTGGATTACGCAACATCAGACCCAGTTGAAATTGCATTAACTCTAAAATATGATTATGCAATTCTACAATTCTAAGGAGAAAAAAAATGGGATTTAGTGAAATATTTAAAGATAAAAATGAATACAATGAAAAATCAATAATTGGTTTTATGTCTTTCGCAGTAATGACATTAACTAGTATTGTTGATATGATTACTGGTGCTTTTGGAAGTGAATTAGTAATTCAAGAATTCATTTATAATTCATTTGTTATTATCACATTAGGTTGTTTTGGTATCGCAGGTGCTGAAAAAATCTTTAGTGGTAAAAAATAATATAGTTATTTAAAAGGTTTTAACAAAAGGAGTAATAATGACACAAAATAAATTTCCTACGGAAATCATTGATTTGCCGTCTAAGGGACATTTCTACCCAGAAGACAATCCATTGTCAAGTGGTAAAATAGAAATGAGATATATGACTGCACGAGATGAAGATATTCTTACATCTGCAAACTTAGTTCAACAAGGAAAAGCATTAGACAAACTATTAGAATCACTAATCGTTGATAAAACAATTGATTATAATGATTTATTAGTTGGTGATAAAAATGCTGTATTGGTTGGAGCAAGAGTATTGGCTTATGGTAAAGATTATGATTTTTATTTCATTGATGAATATGGAGAACAAGTTAAAAGAACAGCCGACTTAACAAAATTAGCTCCACAAGATTATGATTTTTCAAAATACGAAAAAGGAATTAACTCGTTTTCGTTTACCCTACCGAAAACAGAAAGAGTTTTAACTTTTTCTATTCCAACACACAAAGATGAAATAGACATAGATGTTGAAGTTGAAGCTATTAAAAAAGTATTCAAAGACGATACTGAAGCTATTAGTCGTGAAAGTTCAACAAGATTAAAATATTTGATTAAATCAGTTGACGGAAAAACTGATAGAAAAACTATTAATGAATTTGTAGACAATGAATTTCTTTCAGTTGATTCAAGAGCATTCAGAAGTTTTGTATCAGAAACAAGTCCAAATCTAGACTTCAAAGTTGAAGTTAAAAATAGTAGAGGTGAAAAGGAGAAAGTGGCAGTTCCTATGACTGCTCAGTTTTTTTGGCCTGACACCGGAGTATAAAAAAGATTTACACGAACAAATATTTCAAATCATCTTTTATGCAAAAGGTGGTTTCACTTTTGACGAGGTATATGATTTACCTGTCTATCTTCGTAGATTCTACTACAAACGCTTAGTTCAACAATACGAACAAGAAAAACAACAACAAGAACAAGCAATGAAAAAATCAAAAGGTGGATTTAAATAATAAAAATCTAAGATGTTGATATTTATTATTGTATAAACCAAAGGATTACATTTATGGCTAAAAGAACAATCAACGAATCAATTCTTGAAAAAATATTTTATTATATTGGTAAAGGAATGCGTCCAGTTATCTTGAAAAAGATGTCTGCAAAAAGTCCTACTTTTAAAAAGAAATATAATGATTTAATTCAAACAAGAAAAGACCTTGATGACATTTTAGAAAAAGAATTTGGTATTAAATAATTTAGTTTTTAAATTATCTCACACACACTAACAACATAATATATGGCATTAAAAACAACAAAAAGCGGAACATTCGATAAAAGACAGAAGGCAATGAAAACATTGTCTAAAGATATTGAAACAGCAACTAAAAATGTTGAAGCCGGAACTCAATCTATTTCAGATGCACTAAAATCAATTCCAAAAGAATATCAAGGAATTGTTAGTGAACAGATGAAACTAAACAAAATGATTGAAGAACAAGGTGAGAAATATGATGGTGTTTATGGTTCATTTTTAAAAGGTGTTGGATTAGTTCGTGATAAGAGTAAAGAATTAGGAGAAGCGTTAGAAGAAGCCATTGCTTCAGCCGACCCTAAAAAAATTGACGCCGCTCAAGAAGCGATGAAAAAATTTAAAGAAGAAGCCAAATTGAGTGAAGAAGTAATAGGTGATTTTGAAGATATATTTCCAGGAATAGCCAATGGATTAAAAGCTATAGGTAAATTACAAGCATTCTTTAACAAACTCACTAAGTTAAATCCATATATGTTGATAGTAGCCGCTGTAATAGCAGTTGGAGCCGCTTTAGTAGGTTTAGTAAAAGAAGCTAATGCATTAAGTCAAGAGTTTGGTGGTGGAGTAAAAGCAAATCTGAGAATTGGTTTAGCGTTAAAAGCCAATACCATTAAAGCAAAAGCTTTTGGTTTATCAGCAGAACAAGTTAGAAGTTCATTTGATGCAATAGCCAACACCTTTGGTGATGTGAGTGTAGCAAGTGCTCAATTCGCTGTAGATATGGCAAGAGTATCGAGAAATACTGGTGTTTCTGCAGAAAATGTAGCAAACTTAGTATCGTTGTTCAATCCATTAACAAACAACTCAAGAGAATTATCATTGAATATGGTGGAAACGGTTTCTGCGTTAGCTCAAGCACAAGGTGTAGCATCCGGTGTATTGATTGATGAACTAGCTTCTAATGCTGATTTATTCGCATCATTCATAGGAAAGGGAGAAAAGAATTTAATTAAAGCCGCTGCCGCTGCGAAAAAGGTTGGTGTTGAGTTTGGTCAAATTGTAGAATTAGGAGATGGATTATTAGACATCACGGAACGAATCAATAAAGAACAAACTTTATCCACAATACTTGGAAAAC